TCACCACCATTTGTTCTAAACATCAAGACCCCTGTCCCATTCATCCCGCCAGTACCACCATCGCTGGGAGCGCCGCCCGCAGCACCTACCCCAACACTACCCCCAACGCCTCCCATGGCTGTCCAATCACGGAATGTAGTAATACCACCTGGACCTCCGGCAGTACCACCGCCGCCGGAAGCACCCCCACCCCCACCACCACCGACCATCTGCACAAGCAGCCTGGTGCAACCAAGTGGAACGGCGAAAAAGACACCAGCCCCTGTTGCGCTGAGAGCAAAATGTTGTGGCGATGGGTGCTGATAATATCTAATATACCAAATACCACCACCATCCGTCTCGATGTAGGCCATAGTCCCAGCGATGATAGTCCAATTAACTCCAGAAGCTAGACCAAAAATCTGATCAGTGCCTGACGTAATAAACGTAACTCTGCCACTAGTACAATTGACGTAGAACCCGAATCCATTAAAATAGTTAGTAGTAGCCGATAAGTTAAAATTTAAAGTGCCAGTGGCAACCAAAACCTGATAATGATTGCCCTTGCTTATAGTAAGGTCCGTACCTATAGCTGCAAGCGGGGCATTGGCTCTAACTGTGTTGTTGCTATTATCAGCTTGCAGTGCGAGACCAATGTCATAAGTGGCTATCATTCCTAGGCCTAATAGACCCCTGGCCGTTGGAATGTCAGAAGCCGCCACAACTGGCTGCATTGCTGCCGAAATTGGAACTCCTGGAGCTGAAAATGCACCAGCCGTTAGATTACCTTGAGCATCAAAGAATGCCTGGCTATTGGCTCGAAGCAAAACTGTTGGAACTGGAAGTGGTGACGGATCGCCAACTGGAACAACGAATGCTCTGCTAAGAATGTCATCCCCTTCTTGATCGAGCATTGTTAAATAGTCAAGCTCAGCTTCTATAACCGTAGGATACAGTATACTCTGGTCAGCCAGCGATACGGGTTGTATCCTTGGCAACTCCCTCTGAATAGTTATGGAACTTCCAACTGGAAGTGGAGAGCCGGTAAGCGGGTAATTGACTGTGCCGCCAGCAGCAGTTGGATTAGGATCAATCGCAGGATTCAGCGCAACTGAATACAGCGATGGCGAGATTACAGATGCGCCAGTTGGCGTAGTAACAGTTATAACAAGGTCCGCCGGGGACACAGCAGGAAATGGAAAGGTAAACTGGGTGGTCGACCCATCACCTTGATAGGTAATTATGCCACTGGTGGTATTGACTGTCATAGCTTTATCATGATCCAGAAGTAGGTAGCTGGCGACAGAGTTGGAACATTTACCGACCCACTAACACTAACGCTATCAGTGAAGGGGGTACTGAAGTTAGAGGACATAGCAAATGCTTGGCCACCACCAGTAAAGTCAGTTCCAACACCATAGGTAAACGAACCCGATCCGCTAGTGTTGAGGTTGTTTGACGATCCACCCGGATCGAAGGACATTCCTTGCCATGGGGCAGCAGCGATATGAGTACCATGCTGATGCACTGGCATTTCGCTGATAGTTAGAGTATGAGTGCCATTTGCAACTCCAGTAACTGTACCAGAACCAGAGCCAGTACTATTTACTTGTACGCTTGCTGACTCAGTCCCAGCCAACTCGCCCAGCGCCCTTGGTACCGATGCTCCATAACCTGCGCCTGGAGTTCCCGCAGCAGCCAAATGTCGACCCAATACCCATGGTAAGCCTATTGTCTTATGTGCATTCCAGTCAGCGACCGCACTTGCGCCTCGTGGCTCTGGCGAGACAGAGCACCAACTGTCCGAACAATTGGTCCATAGCAAGATGAATAAGTCATGGGTATCGGCATTGGCTCTATTGCTCCCACCAGATGTTGCGTCACCAATAGTGCCATCATCCATCATAACCCAGCCCGGGTCTGCCACATTCTTCATAGTGACCTTGACATCGCCAGTGGACCAAGCAGCAGCGCTGGCTAAAGTATTAGTTAGCGTGAGAACATTGCCACTTTGCGTTACAGATATTCCAGCACCTGCATTAACCGTTATGTTACCCGTCTGGCCATTAACTGACGAGACGTAATTAGATGCACCAACACCAATGCCATAATACTCTCGGATAATGATAATGCCAACAGCACCAGGACCACCAGCAAGACCGCCTGTACCAGCAGTACCGACTACGCCGCCTGCACCTACTGTATAGACATATGAGGCAGCTGGTGAGTTTATTACAACCCAACAAGTTGAGCCGCTACCGCCGCCAGGACCAGCAACACTGCCAGCAGCAGTTGCCGTTCCACCTCCTCCGCCAGCACCAGTATTGGGCGAAGGCCCCACAGCAGCGCCTTGCCATATAGTTGAGCCGGCACCACCACGGGTGCCACTTCCACCAAGTGGGCCTGCGCCCTGATTGCCGCCGGCAGTTTCTCCACCACCGACGCCGCCACCTATCGAATCTGTGCAAGCACCAGTTGTTACTCCAGCAGCCCCAGGATTGCCAGCGAATGTTCCGCCACCACCACCACCTGCTTGATAGAGTGGAGATGTACAAGCTGGCGATGTTGTTCGCAGACAAGTAGCGCCACCATTGCCGCCATCGCCAGCGCCAGTGGTACCACCACCAGCGCCACCACCACCACCACCTACTAACGTAACTTCGATTCTGGTTGCGCCAGCGGGAACAGTGTATGTCTGGTTGGTTCCCGTGGTGAATACCTTTGTTGTCGGTTGTGGAACTGTTTGCGAGGCAATCTGAATCGTGTTGCCACTCGGATTGGTTATAGTGATGCCAGTGCCAGCTGACAAAGTAATAGCAGGGCCAGTCTGCGAGTTGATCGACGTAAGGCCAGATACACCGGTCACACATTGGCTAGGAGAACAGTTCTTCAGCGTGCCAGTAGAATTGTCGTAAAGCAATAATCTATCATTGGCGGTATCCGGCGTCGGCTTATTAGTTAAGCCCTGGATGGTGAAGCCTGTAACATTAGCAGTAGAGGCAGTCGGGTTGCCTTTGATCGTTGCGCCACCAATTTGAGCCAGCTTAGCATCGGCTATTGAATTGACTGGGATAGTAGTTGCACACGTACCTGCGCTTAGCGTTACATCACCAGTCAGCGCAGGCATCTGTGTGCAGGCTAGTGAGCCGGTTAAGCCAGAGAATGGAAGGCTGATTGCAGTATTAACTACAGTCGTGATTAGACCTTTAGCATTAACAGTAACAACTGGCACTGATGTTGCACTACCAAAGGTGCCGGTGGTGCCATTGACTGTAGCCAAGGTCGTGACGCAGTTAGTTGATGTCACATCGCCAGTCAGCGCAAGACCAGTACACGGGTTGCCTGTGCCAGAGCTGGCAATAGTGATGTTTGAACCGGCTGGCGTAATGGTAATACCTGAGCCAGCAACTAACGACAGCGCTCCGGTCAAGCCATTCAGCGATGAAACACCGCCCGAGCCTGCACTCGAACACTGGCCTACTGTGCAGTACTTTAGAACACCAGCAGCCGAATCAAATAACAGAAGCTTATCGTTCGCTGGATCAGGCGTAATCTTATTTGGCAATCCCTGAATGGTGAAGTCGGTTACGGCCGCCGTAGCCCCAGATGGATTGCCCTTCAACGATATTGCAGGCACCGTGGAAAGCTTAGTATTGCTCACTGAACCGGCTGGAATTGTGGTGCCGCAAGTTCCAGCACCAGATGTCACATCACCAGTTAAAGCTGGCATTTGGGTACAAGCTAATGATCCAGCCAAGCTCGGAAGTGAGATAGGAGTGTTGGAGGCAGCTGTAATCAGGCCCTTGCCATTGACAGTAAATGTCGGAACTGATGTGGAAGTGCCCCAATTCCCTGTGTTGGAGTTGACGGTGGATAGAGCGGTGACGCAACTGTTAGCTGATATTACGTCGCCAGTTAGGTTCAAGGCTGTGCACGGGTTAGATATGCCGCCGGTGCTGTTAATTGTAATATTCTGACCAGCTTGGGTTAGCGTTACGTTAGTTCCAGCTAACAGCGAGACAGGGCCAATAATGCCGTTAATCGATGATACACCGCCCCCACCGCCACCTCCAGTAACGCAAGCTGGCGGAGAAGATGGACTTGTCCAACCCAACACTTGTCCAGCTGGACACGGGCCAATGCTAAGCCAACCTACAACACCAGGGCCACCACTATATGGAACTGTGTATTGCGGAAGGTCCTGACCCCACGCAGCGATTGGCCACAGCGCAACCGAAGCTAAAAGAAGCTTTCTCATCCTGTCCACCAACCCGTTAGTTCATTGAACGGATAAAGCCTCAATAACTGGCGATTCTGCACAATCTGGAAACTCTGCGCTAAGTTGTCGATTACTTGCCCAAAAAATGGATGGATAGTTATTGGAAATGCTCCTGCGTTGCCCAAGTCCTTTATCCAGATAGCTCTTTCGAATCCGGTTGCTGGTTGATAAGCTATCTCATTAACCCACAACCTAACATCTGGCAGATTAATAGTAATAGCAGCAGCCACATTAACAAAGATAACACTGTCGCCAGGAGCCACGGTATACGTTCCAGGCGCAGTAATGTACCTCGTCGGTCGAACTTGAACATCTACCCACCCCAATGTTGGACCGAGATAGGTTCGGGCCCGTTGCCAGGAATGCCCCGACTGATCTAGGTCCATCAGACCCGCCTCACAAAACCTTTAGGCTTCGCAGCTTCGATCACCTGAGCCTGGAGCGAAGCATTCTGCTCCATCAACTGCTTGACCATGTTCTGAAGGTCGTCAAATTGCTTTTTGGTCACGCTGCTAGCAGACACGTTAGGTACCTGAGCTACCTTAACATTGTCCTTAACAGCCTGAACAATCTGCTGCTCAAGACCACTGAGGATCGACTGAGAGTATGTCATGTTCAGCGAGTCGATTGGATGTATCCAGGCCCCTCGGTCAATGAAGCTTTGGGTTATATTATTAGCTTCGTCGTCTAGTGGCTCCATGTCAGGGGTTGGGTCACCAATGAAGACATGATCGTTTGGATGTGCTGAATCAAACTTATTGGTAACCACCACCATCTCGTTGACACGGTCGTTCCAGTCAGCGGAATCTTTAGGATCGAGGTACAGTGGTACTTGAAGGACCATCCGGCGCTGTCGACCTGTATCCCGATCGGTTTCTTTGTACTCCCATTCAGTGCCTGGGACGTTGAGGTAGTGTTTGTCCTTTAGAGCCCATCTAGCCATGTGTCACCCATCTATGCTATTGACGCCGGTTATGGTGCAAGGGATCGGATAGCTGGCAAACACACTCGAATTGCGCAACGCCGTAGCTGCACCGTCGAGCGGGACCAATAACGGACTTATCCCACCAGCTGTGCCGAATGGAGCATAAACCACATCGCCAGCTACGGCATTTCCAGTTGTGTCAGCGTATTTCTGACCGGCCGGATGCTTCTTGTGACCTATCACAAACGCTGCAAGCCCTTGCCATCTTGCCATTTTAACCTCCATACTGATGATAGGTTACCAGCGCATTGATCGGTCCTGTGCCCGTGATGGTATAGCAAAGCTGGTAACCAGATGGACTAGTGAAGTAGGCAACTGGGAGTCGGCTAGTCATTACACCGTTGATGCCCAGTGACCATACAGGCGTTATGTTGGTCGTGTTGGTATTACAGTTTGTGCCTGTACCGACTGTTAGCTGGAATGTTCCAGCAGCAGCACCGGCGTTAAGATCGACACCGCATACAGCGATGACTTGACCAGCAACACCAGCAACCGCTTGGGTAATGGAAGTAGCTCCTGCACTTACCACGAACGATCGCCCACAGTAAACCTGTTGCGCACCCGCCTGCTGCGCAGAAGAGGGCTGGCACCCCAAGAGAGATGCCAGCAGTACCAGCGGTGGAAGAAACCAGCGCATTAGTTTGCTACGACTACGCCAGGGATATAGCCGCCCATGATGTTGTTCTGTGTGGAGTTGTAGAACTGATCCATGCGGTCGAGGACGATGTAGGCTTTTAGTGTACCGCCAGTGCCAGTTCCAGCGATGGTGTAGGAAAGCTGGAGGAACCTGGGCTCTGGAACGCCAGCCGGTGGCCGTGGCATATCCATGTCCATTAGCCTTGCACCAACACCGAGGCTAGCGAGTGCGACCGCTGGACTCGTCCACCACGTCACAAATGCTGCTGGGGCACCGGAACCATTGTCTGGTGCACCTTGCAGCGCCACTGCGAGTGAGGTTAATCCTGTGAAGGCCGCTGTGACCTGCACAAGGAGCTTCATTGCTGGATCATCGCCGATGCCAATATCCCGAGCACCTTGTCCTGCTGCGAGGATAGGGATGCTTGGAGTATTGACATGAAGGTCGATGATGTTGGTGGAAACGCCGGTAGCAGTTGGCGAGTCACCGTTGGGTCCGCTGAATTGTAGAAAGCCATCAAGAATCATAGTCGTTGCTCCTTTGGGAGGTTTGCGAAACGACCTGCCTTATACCACAAGGCAAGGTCACGGATTGCTTGGGCATCTTCGAGGCGTGGGTAATAACCGAGGTACATGCCAGCGATGATTAATCGCCATGACTTGGATTTCCAATCCCAGTTTATACCTCGTGTCGGACCCCAACGATCTACCCAATCTCTATTAAGCTGATTTTGCTGATGGGTAGCCTCACGAAGATTTTCCCACCGATCATTACCTTTGTCTCGATCAATGTGGTCTATCTCTTCCTTTGGCCATCTACCAGTCATATAGAGCCAGGCTAGCCTAGAAGCCAGATATGTCAAATTATCGATGCTTATCTGACGGCGACCATCCGGCCTAGTTGTACCAGCTATATCGCCTGGCTTCATGTTACGAGCCCGTGGGTGTGGGGCGAGCCATATCCATACTCCAGTATTTGGATCGTATGAAAGTAGCTCCTGTAGACGCTTTTGGTCCATTACCTAGACTACCTGAGCCTCATTGTTCAATATGGCGTCGCAAGTACGCACTGGAATTGAACGAAAAGTCGTCACCGGTTTTCCTTCAAATTCCTCAATACGTAGGAGCACATTAGTTTTATTCATCGCTTGCAGGTCGAGGTAAGTTCGAATAACACGGTTAGCGTAGATGACCGTTCGTCCCATGTTAGCTCGAACTTCCGGAGTGTCGCTGGTTTGGATTGTAGTAGCTCCAGCAGGTGCTGTTGGTAGTCGATACAATCCACGGACCAAGAGATTGATGAGGTTGGCTGCGTTGACGCCGGATAGCTGCGTAATGTCAATGTTACAGATCCTGACGGCATAGCGCCAATCCCGGGCTACTAACCCGATCTCCCACTTGAAGTGGTCACGATAGGCTTGGAAAGTGTTACCGGAGGCGTCTTGGACCGGCCACTCACCCATGTCTCGGTGTTGAAGACCAGTCACTTTTCCTTTCGGGAAGGTAGCGTGCCAGGTATCCGGACCCCAAACCACAATCCACAGCGAAGTGTTAGTCGATGCTGTTCCACCGCCGTCGAGGACGTTAGCAGCTGTTTGGCTGTTAGCGGTGTTCTTGGTGGAGTAGCGTGGGGCAAGGCCGGTGAACCTTTCTGGGTTGATGAACTGGTTGCCATAGATCAGCGTGGCGGCAACTTGTTGGGACATGCCCTCAAGGAACGCCTTAACCTCCGAGAGTCGGAAGTCAGCAGTATTGCCATTAAGATCAGCCACATCTTTGTCAATAACGGCATACGTTTCCAGATTGCCGCAAGTATCGACAATCTGAGCAGTAGTAGACTTAGCATTTGGAACGCCTGTGTTGAGCAAGCGCCATGTCGCCTGTGGGAGGCCAGTGCGAACCGTAGTCTTATGACCAGTTGGCAGGTTGCCTTCCACGACGAGCATGTCATCAAGTATTTCGTTCGTCTGACTGAGCAGCTCGATAATGACAGCTACATGGTAGCCGTCATCCATTCGCTTGGCCCAGTCAGCGTAGGTCAGCGCAGTTGCGCCAATCGTAGCCATCTTAACCTCCTATTCAGTTTGGCTCCTTTCGCTCGCTGGGTCCATCTAGGTTCGACCACTCTGTGGCTGGACACCCGCAAATTTACTAACTTATGATCCACTCGGCAAATTCGGGTACATCGCTTGTGCTGCGCTGGGCATCTCACCAGGCCGTCGCTGGCCTACTGGACTCGGGCCTTTTCCTGCTACATGAGCGCCTTCGGTCAGCCTTGAGGCCATCTCATAGAACATTCGGATGAAGTCTCGGTGATTGCCAGCGCCGGTGAAATCCATCACCTGGCGGAAGCCTTCAGCAAGTTTCGGATTGTCTTTAGATATAAGGTCGATACCCTTGGC